TTAGCTAAATAAATCGGTCTGTCGGCGTGCAAAGTCAGCTGCTGCCGCATCTTTGGGGCGAATGGCCTCACCCTCGGCCTGCCTAAAAATATTGGTCACTTGTCGCGTGGTCAGCGCATGGGTTTGTGCAATGTCGCGCACGGTGCGCTCACCACGGTCACGGGCAATTTGCTCGTTGCGATATTTCAAAAACAGTTTGTCTACCTTGGGCAAGGTGATACGGCGGCTCTCATTGAGGTGCGGGTCAAGCGTGATGCGTAGGCGGTTCAACTCGTCGGGGATCAACCCAAACGCCGCCTGTTTGATAGCAGGTATCCATACCGGGGCTCCACCACGACGCTCTAAAAAATCACGCGCACGCCCAAACCCCAGCGCACGAACCACAGCACGCAGCACAGGCGGCAAGGTGCGTAACAGCTCGTCGTCTACCTGCGGCCATTCAATATGTGTAGGCGCACTGGCAGCTGTGCGATGCACAGGCTGGCGGGCGTGGCGCTTGCTACTCATCGACCAATCCAGCCCTTGAGGGCCTCGGTCAGCTTCTGGCACTCTGCCACAGTCAACATATCGAGGTTGGGGACGCTATGCATAGTTTGGCGCTCACACCAGCGCAGCAGTGCAGATCGGCTACCGTTTTGCACCTTACCTGCGGTGGCCGCACGTCCCCATAAGCGCACCAAGTGCGCGATGCGTTCAGGCACCACACGCGTCACGCTTGTAGCACCTTGCTTCTGAGTGTGCTGGCGGTGCAGACGTGACCAGCCGCGCTGCTCATAATCGGCCAGTGCAGCCTCTAGCTGCATCGCGTTCATGCTGCGGGCACTCACACGGTCTTGCGTATCTGGCAATGCTCGAGCACCGTGGCGCTGTAGCAGGTCGCGGTGCATTTGGTCATCCCAGCCGGGCAGTGTTCTGCATGCCCATGTTTTGGCGATACCTAGTAGTTGGAGCTTGTGTTTGATCATGCAAGGCCTTTCATGTCGTTGAGCAATGCATCAATATCGCGATTGATTTGCCGCAGCCCGGATTTGTCGTGGCGGCACCAGCAAATGATGCGCAGTGCATAAAGTGTTTCGAGTGCTTCGTTCATTCGTGGCTTTCTTTGTTGACCTTTTCAAAAAACCTTTGAAGGCCCTTTGAAAAAGCCCCTAGCCCGAGAGTTAGGGGGTAAATAGATCAAGCAAGGCAACTTGATCTAGGAGACAACTGGTTTAGTGAATGGCCGCGAATTCAGCCCAAAGTTGTTTGGCTACAGGTATCCACTCGGCACGATCGGTGTCGCTCAGCTCTTCCCAAGGGCACAGCTCATCATGAAAATCCATGCCAGCGTTGACGTGTTTGCGGTAAGCCTCATAAGCGCTTTGCGCGAGTTGTTCAAAGCTTTTCATATCCATCTCCATAAAATTTAGGCATTGCCAATTGCGAGCTGTTGACCCGCGCCATCCAGCCCATGATTCAATTTCGTATCTCGACCAGATCGGTGACCCGCATAAAAGTCGTCGTATTCGTGATCACGCAGCTTCCGTCCGTCATTGCGGTCACGTGTTTTCAGGGCGACAAGGCTTGGGTATTTATTGGCCAAGTAGGCGTTGATAGCTGAGGTCTGCTGTTCGTTACCGGCAAAGGCGTTAATCGCACCGGCTACTGATCGCACCCATCCCTCGCTGAACAGGTCAGCGCGGCGTGTTTTAGCCGCGGTCTTGCATCGTTTCAGCTTGGTCGTGATGTATTCTTCACGAGCACGCTTCGCTTTGCGTAGCAGCACGCCAAAGGCGTAGCTGGAAACCTCTGGTGCTGCACCGCAGCCAATGAAGCACCATTCACCCGCACGCCAACCGGGCGAGAAGATCACATGACAGGCAAAAGAAGCACCGACTTGCTCAGCTAGCGCACTTTCCCAATTTGCTGGGCTGGACTTTGCCCCGGCTTTGGATCGACGTTCTTCAGCCTGCGCGGCCTGCACATCTAGATCAGTAATGCCATGAGCTTCCATCAGCTTGCGGGCCTGTCGTAAAGCCGCAGCCGCCTCATGCTCATTGCTGCTGGCAGATAGGGCAAGACACTTCTTGATCTTGTCCATGATTTTTGCGTGATCGCTCATAACGACGCCACATCCAAGCTGATAGGCATGTAGTCGCCCGAGCGTTCATCACGCTCATAGAACCGGACATAGGGCTTGGTGCTGGCGACGTTCATGCTGTCGCTGATAGCGGCCATTGCACGCGTCCACGTTTCATCTTTGATATCTAATCGCCGCAAGCCCAGCACACGACCTGTTGAAATCTTGCCTTCACGGTCAACTTGGAACGCGTCATTCACCAAAACTTTGATGTTGGCGTTGCTGCCTTTGGCCCAAACGTGGATGCATTCATCAATGAGCGCTTTGGCTGCCTGCAGTCGCTCATCAAAAACGATGGTCTCGGCCATTTGGCGCACCACCTTGTAGCGGCCATCAAAACTCACTAAGGTGATGTTTCCTTTTTTGCCACCCTGCGCAACGCCATATTCTTTGAGTGACTGCTCAACAAATTCGTCGATCATGCGCATTGATTCCAGCTTCACACCAGCCATGTGCGCGTTCAGCTTTTTAGCCTCCTCGCACAAGCTAGTAGTCACAAAGGTGCGCAGCTTGTCGATGGGTTTTACTTTTGCCTCTGGCACCAAAGCACCAGCTGCATTCAGCATGTAGCCCTTTGGAATGGGCTGTTCTTTCTCAGACATCTTTCGTCCTTTCATATAAAAATTAATGTGTCGCCTGCATCTTTTGGTTTTTGTTTTTCACCACGATGTCCAGCTTGAGCTGCACTTGGTCATGCTGACCAAGCTCATGGTGAGTGGCCAGCACAGTGCACCACTCCAGCACATGGTTGTGGCGTATAGCCAAGTCATGCATTTGCTCTACGACCTGCAGCAGCTTTGCATTGGCACGGTGAAGCTCGACACGAAGCTCAGGTACCGTGTCAAATGCCTCTGGGTTGCACATGGTGGGTGCAGCGGTATGGTGTTCATGCGTAGTACTCCTCAAGTTCAATCGCAGCATCAATGCCAGCGTGAGTCAGTCCGTATTGGCGTGCGCCTTTGCGACTGTCTTCATCCTGCAGCTCAATTGGTGCCACCGCTATCAAAGACTCAGATTGCAGACTTGCAAGCGCAGTGAAAACGCTCGCTGTGGTAGTTCCTGCATGAGCAGCAATAGCGCTCACGCCTGCAACACCAAGATCAAGAAGTGCGAGCAGCACAGCTTTTTGCACGTGACCTGTCATGTGGTTACCTTGTTTGCTTGTTTTGGCGACGTATCTGCTAGTTCATGTGCGCAGCTACGTGCGACGCCACTAAAAAAAGCAAGTGCCAACAAAATTGCAACCACTCGCACAACCCACTTAACCAAGTGGCCAGCATTACGTTTTTTATAGCCCTCAATGGTTCCTGGTGAAAACGGATATTGAGGGTCTAAGCTTGGGCCGCGCACTGGCACATGCGTGTAAAAAACATCACAGCCTGCATCGCATTCACGGCGTGCTTGACACACGCCTACATCTGTACAAGAACGTGTCATGACGATCTCCTACTCAAGCCAAGCTTTGTAAGCACAGCGCTTGCTTCGCCACTGCATCTACCAGCTTGATATCAAGCGGGCGACCTTTGCGGAACTCTTTCACAGCCGCCAGCAATCCCTCTACTAACATGCGGGCACTACCACGGCTATAGGCATACAGGCGGGCCACTACGTCGTCGGCTACGTCTTCAGTGCCTAGGGCTGACTGCACCAAAGCTGCAGCGTCTTCAGCTGTGATTTGTTTGATGATTTCTGGCCAGAAACCAATACGACTACGAATTTGGTCGAACTGCCCGTGCTCAGCTTTGAACATGCCGGATAGATATTCGGTTCCAGCCAATACAACCCCAATGCTTGACAAATCACGCAAGCGGCGAATGGTGTGTTTTTGGGTATCGGTCATCGTTTCGGCCTCATCGACGATGAGTAAGCTGTCCGTACCTTTGAGTGCATCAACTACGGCCATGAATTTGTCATCCATACAGCCCTTAGGTACAGTTCCGAGCACAGTGCGTGCAAGCAGCTTCACGAGACTTTGTTGCGTCATCGTGGGCGTTGCTTCAATGAAATGCGTATTTGGGTTGAGCCGTGTGTAACGTTTGAGAGCAAACGTCTTTCCTGTACCGACACGGGCGCTTAAAACTGCAAAGTTGCGATAGCGCCGGGCCATGCCGCAGGCGCTAAAGGCCATCTTGTAGACGCTGGTTTCCACAGCAGGTGTGCTGTCTTGACCACCATCATCAAAGTTGCGCATGGCGCTGTCGATGTTGGCCAACAGTTTGGCGGGTGATGTGGCGTAGCTTCCTTTGAGGATTTGGTTGATCGAGCTGGCACTGATGCGACTCAGCCGTGCAAGCGATGCCTGGTTGTAGTTGTGCTCTGTCATCCAGCTACGGATTCGTTCTATCAGCGCCGCGTCAGCGGCGGTGTAGTGCTTTGGGTAGGTGTCAGTCATCAAGGTCTCCAATCGTTGTGTCGTCGGTGGTGGTGTTAAAAGATTCGGTCAGGTCAAGCGTGATGTCGTCGCCACTCGCGGGCTCTACCGCGTGGTCAATCAGCAGCGTGGGCATGTGGTCGATCACACCTTGCGCATGTGCGTCCACGTCTATCAAATGACCAGCACGGGCTTGCTGCTCGTCCATCTTTTGTTGCAGTCGCTTGACGGCATCGGCAGCACGCAGCTGGCGTTTTTCGTCGAGGCGTGATTTGTCGATGGCATCAATGGTGTTGACATAGTGCGCATCACAAATCCAGCGGCCTGCCTCGGTACGCACCACGGCCACGGTGTTGTCGATCAAGTCGTACTCCAGCAGTAGCTTCTGGCCGTTGAATGCCAGCAAGTCAGGGTGGCGGTACATGCGCTTGCCGTGCACCAACATGCCACGGCGAACGGTCAGTACAGCGGCTTGGCGTTTGAGTTCGCTCACATCCGCAGCAGGTGGTAGTGGCACCAGTCCCGCCCACATTTGAGCGATGGTTTGGCTTGCATCTTCGGGGTGGGCACGTTGCACATAGCGACCAAGCCACTCGTTGAAGGCCTCAGCAAACTCTTGCAGTGTGGGTAGGCGCATACGGCCTGCGCGAACCTCGGCCACCACATGGCTCAGGGCCTCAGGCGATGCATCGGTACCGCAGTAAAACTGGGGTATCCAAAGCTTCAAAAAGTCGTCTTTGACTTTGCGGAAAAATCGCTCCACCCATCCTTTGCCGTGCGGGTTGCCGGGTATGGCGTTGATCACTTGCTGCACGCCTGCGCGGGTGTAAAAGCCCACTACGTCGTCGCTCATCAGCTTGTTTTTATAGCCGCTACCGTTGTCCACGTAGAGGAACGGTGGCACGTGGCCGTGGCGGGTGAAGCACTCGGCCCACATGTTTTGCACGGCATACGTGCCCTCGTGTTCGTCAGCACGCCAGCCCACTGGGTAGCGGCTGCGCATGTCGATGGCCACAGTTAGTTCAGGGCGCCACAGTTTTCCGGTCACGGGATGGGCCAAGTACACATCAGCACGATAGCCGTCGGCTACATACACGTCACCTGGCAGCGCGTTTTGCGTGCTGCGCTTGATGTAGGCCTTCTCGGTCAAGCGGTACAGATTGCGACCAATACGTGCGGGGCTGTTGCGGCCCAGCATGGCAGGCACGCTAGACAGGTAGCCACGCACTTGCTCGTATGTGCAAGCAAAACCGTCTACCTCTACCAAGCGCCGCCACACGGCTGCATAGTCGGGTTTGCTAGGGTTGTTGAAGTACTCCAACGCTGGGCCCCACCACGCAGGCGTGTCATTGATGACTTTGCCTTTGTGGGCCTCAATCAAATCAGTGCGGCCACCACCATCCAGCACGACCTTACGCCACTCAAAAATTGGGTTGCGAGTTGGGGCTGTACGACCTGCCTTCGCAGAGGCTTTGAGTGCCAGCACCATGTGTGGGTGCAACTGCCCCAACTCTGCTCGGGTCAGCATCAGCTCTATGGCTCGACTTGCCGAAAGGCCAGTTTGCTCAAGGTTGAGTACATAGCTCACTACGTCATGACGTGCCACAGCAACGGAGCGCTGCATATCACTAGCCTCGCGCCACGGATCGCGCTGGCGCAGGGCAATGACCGATGCAGTCGGGCGCAGTGCCAGCGGGCGGCTTGGGTCTAGCGGCTGCATAAGCTCTGTCGTGCGGGCGGTGTTGCTTCGCATGGCCATCAGCCCTTGCTAGACTCAGATTTTGCTTTTGCCCCCTTGGGTCGGCCTACACCGCGTGGCACTTCTTGGGCGCGCAGGTCGGCGCGTGTGGCAGCGGCCACCTTGGCCTTGCTCACCATCGTTTCCCACTCAAGTGTCCAGCGCATCACCTCGTCGGGCGTCAGCATGTTAGGTGTGCTGACTTGCTCGGGCATGTCCATCGGTACCGTCTCCCGCACATGCTCTAACAATGATGTGGCGCGAGCTACTGCCGCATGGGTAGCAAACCAAACTTGCTGCAGGCGTAGTTCCCACTCGGGTGTGTCAGGGCTATCTTTTTTAACTTCTTCAAACAGGGCTTGAAGGCTCTGCAAATTGATTTCAACGCCTGCTTGGTAAGCCAAACACTCGTCTCGCACCATATGCGTGAGGGGGTCAAACTCGCGCTGCACTTCTTTCTTTTTGAGTTTTTGAATCACCGCATCACGGTGATCTAACTCGGCTTCAAGGCGCTTGGTGCGCTTTCCAGCATCAGCTTCTAGCTCTTTGATGCGGGCGCGTAGCTCGCGCACACTCAAACTATCTATGTCTGCATCGGGTAAGTCGATCAAATCGGCAAGCACTTCAACGTCAGCATTGGCAAGCATCAGCACTTTGCTCTTGGGCAATGTCAAAACTTCAGCACGACGCTCGGATGGCAGGCTAGTGACAAAGCGAGCGGTAGTCATAAGTTCACGTGCACGACGTGATGACAAACCCATTGATTCGACACCACGCTCGAATTCACCATGCGCCAATTCGCTCTTAACACCAAGCAGCAAGTAGCCAGCCTCAACTGCTAAACGGGCGGCCATATTGTGTGCGTACACCGCACGGTTGATGCGGTCAGCAATTGACCCCGACATGATGATTCCAATTTCTTCAGCTGCCGCAGAGTCTTCCTGCGTCAAGACCAAATCGGCGGACGTTTGCCGAATTAAATCTTCAACTTCATTTTTCTTTTTGCTCATATCCGTCTTTCTTACTTAGTCGATTTGTTGCTGGGTGTTTTTGCGCGGCGCAGTGCAGAGGTTTTTGGGGGCCACAAATCAGTCACTGTTTTTCCCAGCACTTTGGCAATGGCTTTTTGCACACGGGCCGAGGTGCCTACGCCACGGATGACTTGTGAGACCGTGGAGTAATGGAGATCGAGGCGCTCAGCGATCACGGAAGGCGTGACGCCCCTGATGCGCAGCTCGGCCTTAATGAGTTCGGGGTGCATGTCTGATATCCTTTGCTTGCGTTGTTTAACTTCGATAGGCTGGATTATTTCTCATTAACGAGAATTTATCAAGCGCGATAATAATTCTTGACTTAATTGGTGGGCAATAGTGACTAAAGCAGCATTGAGCGCTGATGACTTAGCGATGAGAGATGGCGTATCGAAATGGATTCGCTACTGGTCTGTCACAAAAAACAAGAAGGCTGCCGAGCTGGCTAAAGCAGGTGGCGTCAGCTTGGCTGTGCAGTACCGAATCGAATCTGGCGAGACAACACCAGATGTGCTTTACCTGATCAAGGTGTCATCATTTCTTGGGTTATCGATGGATGCGCTCTGCGGTACTGCTGAGAACGCACCAATGCAATCACCGCACGCGCATAGCGTCACACAAACAGCTACAGGCGCAGGCATCATTCAGACTGGTGGTGACGCCTCAAGAAATCGTGTGTCAATAAGAAACAAACGTAATAAAAATTTTCTTGATTAATCCTAGTTAAGCATTAATAAATTAATATATTGCCCATAGAAAAAGGGCAATGTGTGCATCAGAAAATCAAGCAGTCAAAGGGTGTTTTGCAAGTGCACGGTGATGCACATGGAAACACTGTGATCTTTATCGACAACTCCACTCACACGCATCAGGCGACCACGCAAGGAAAAGTGGCCGTATGCAATGTACTGACGGCTCTCGACAAGCTAGACAAACCATCACGTATCAAAGTACTCGACTTTATGCAACGAGAGTTTGATACGCGCATGGTGAAAGAACTACAAGACCTGCAGCTCTTGCGCACGCTGAAGTATGTGCAGGCGGTTTTAAAAAGTGAGGCGATTCCATGAAGGGGTTTTTAATCAGGTTTAAAGCCCTACCAATTTGGGCCCAGTGGATGCCCACTGTTTTTATCATCCTTATGGCTATGCTCATTGGAGCCGTAGTTGAGACTCGAACACTCCGTTCACAGCTAGCAGCTGTTAATTCGTCAACATCAAGTGATGCGCAGTCGACCAAGCCATACGCCCACAGGCGTATCAGCTATCAAGATGCAAATGCAATTTATGACCAGCTCAAACAGCCGCTGTATGACACAGGTATGTTCTACAAAAAATCGTCCGCTGACCGAACTGCCTATGTACGTGCTGCGCTTGAACTGCGTGACAAAGTAGAGCCTATTTTTGGTGTGCCAAGCCCATGCTTTTCAGCAGCGAATATGCGCCTAGAGTACGTTCGAAACTTGATTATTTTTGCTATGGTTGTAGATGGACGATCACAAATTAAAGACTGGCATGACCTAACACAGCCCATGTATACAGCTGCAATCATGGGGGAGGCAATCGCAGGGTGTTACCAAGACGTGGAGGCATTGCAATGACAACCCGCAGATCATTTTTCGCAACGCTCTTTGTAGCTCTCGCACTCCCCATCGAATCACAAGCACACGGCAGTAGACGTGGCGGCGGTGGCGGTGGCGGTCGTCGAAGTGGCGGTGGCAACAGCGGCGGCTGCGGCTCACGCGGCGGCGCTGGCTATCGCAAAGCAAATGGCAAGTGCGCTGGACGTAATGAGTAAAAGCTCACTAGGCCAACTTAGAGCGAAGCTCGTAGCCCATGAGAGGCCAGATTTGATCGATGGCCTTTTGGCGAGCCATAGTGCGACCAATTTGTGGATCGAAGTTTTGGCGTGATACGGGGCCTTCATTGACGCCGACCAGCTTTGTGCCGTTCTTGGTTATCAGCACACATAGCGTGATGTGGTCAAGATTGGTGTGAGAAGCTGGGCGTGTACCCATTTCAGAAGCGCCAAGAACTCCATCGGCAGCGGTGAAATAGAACTCACTCGCTATGTTCGCTTCGATGTCAGCAGGCGTGATGCGCGGTGCCGTCTTTCCCTTGGCTTGAATGATGGATTGTTCAGTCATATTTCGTTCCTAGATTCAGTTTGAATTTGTGGTGATGAAGGGCGCATTACAACGCGCCATAAACATGTCGTCACCCCGCGAAACATTTCCCGCGCTCCACTAGCGCCCTAAAACATCAACACTGCAAGCCTTCGCTTAGCAGTGTTTTTTGTTTTTGGAGTACTCATGTGACCGCTATTACCCGCACGATCATCACCCCGCTCATGTACTACCGTGGGCGCGATAAGGTTTATGCCAACCAGCTCACGCCAGCACTGCGGGCCTGGGCCGACAACACGCTAGCGCATGTCAACAAGCTATTGGCTGTGATGGATGTAGACGGCATAACGCTCGAGTCGTCACCCATCACACTCACACCCGTATCTAGCGGCTGGCGACCAGTGGCGATCAATGCAGCAACGCCCGGCGCAGCTGTACGAAGCATGCATATCACTTGTGAGGCGATTGATTTGTACGATCCCGAGGGTGTACTCGACGACTGGTGCATGTCACACATACCAGAGCTTGAATACCACAAGCTGTACCTTGAGCACCCAGCCGCCACCAAAGGCTGGTGCCATCTTCAAACCCGCGCACCACGCAGCGGCAACCGCGTGTTTTACCCATGAGCCTACTAGACCAAATAAACCCCACTGATATGGTGGTGGATGTGGCCAAAGGCCTCATCAACCGGCTGTGGCCAGACCCCGCGCAACAGGCCGAGGCGCAACGCAAATTACTGGAGCTGCAGAAAACGGGCCAGCTCGCCGAGCTAGAGGCCGGTGTACGTGTGCAGCTTGCACAAATCGACATCAACAAGCTTGATGCGCAAGGCAATTGGTTCCAGCGAGGCTGGCGGCCGTATATCGGATGGACGGGCGGCGTTGGCCTCTCGTATCAATTCTTGATGTACCCACTGCTGGTATGGCTCAGTACAAATGTGGGCTGGACGCCACCACCCAAGATCGACACCGATTTGCTCTATGGCTTGATCGCTCAGCTGCTTGGCCTAGGCGTATTGCGCACAGTCGAAAAATTCAACAACAAAGTTTGATTTATTAACCCTAACTGGAGATATCCATCATGCAAATGAAAAAACCTGCTCGTGTTTTCTTAGGTGCCATTGCACTGTTCATCACTCTTTGTGTGCTCGTCTGTTTATCCGCATGCGGTAAGTCCGACGAGCCTAATGCCGCGCAAAAAATGGAAGCTGCTCGCATGGTTCAAAACCAAGGCGAAGCATTCAAGCAGTTGGAAGACAGCCGAGCACGTGCACGCAGCAATGCCGAGGTAAACGGCCGAGCCTACATGGCTGAAAACCCGCGATTCAGCGATGGAAGCAAGCTGGTGTCGCATGGTGACAGCACGCAGTCATTCGAGTGCCCACAGGGCGATGGATGGGCCAGTTTGTCGATCATGAAGGTGGTCAATAAAGACATTGAAAAGTTAAAGATTAAGTGCAGTACTGCCAGTTTGACGCTCGGTTGCTACATCGAAGATGACTTTCAGAAAAAGCCGTTCGCCAGCGAAGAAAACAAGTGCAACAAAAACTTGCCGTACCCGTTGCCTGATTTGGCCAGCGGCAAATAAAAAGCATTGGCATCCAAATATGACTGGTAACCAAATTCACCCTACTGAATCAGCCCAAATCTTGCAGGCCATCGGCCGTGTGAGCGGACAAATGGAAATGCTGATCGGTCAGCACCGTGAGCAGGCACGCAGCATTGAAAACATCCGTGCTGAGATACGTGACCAAGATTCGCGGTTTCGCGAAGCTATGCAGCAAACCGAGCAACGGCTGTCAGACAAGATTGACGCAAGTCTTGAACCAGTCAATCAACGTGTGGATGGCTTGAGTAAGCGCGTGACAGAGCTAGAGCACGAAGACAAGCGACTCATCGAAAAAGTGGCAAAGGTCAGCGCTGTGGGCGGCTCTATCAGCGGCGGCTTAATTGCGGGCGCGATTGAGTTGGTCAAGCACTTGTCAAAGTAAGTCATGGCACATAGTCAAGAAACCCGCGACAAGGTACGTCAGCTCTACATAGAAGGCATGCCATTGTCAGGCGCAGCCGTGTCGTGTGGCGTGAGCTATGACACCTCACGCGAGTGGAAGGCCAAGGCTGAGGCGCGTGGTGACAACTGGGACACTGCGCGTGCAGCGTATCGCATCAGTGACCAAGGCGTGGATGACCTCAACAAGCAACTGGTGGAGGACTTTGCCCGCCAAGTCATCGTCACCACGCGCGAGCTAGAGGGTTCAGAGAGCATCAAGGCATCAGAAAAAGCGCAGTTGCTTGCTCAGCTGGCCGATGCGTATGCCAAATTCAGCAAGGCCTTTGGGCGTATCAATCCAGCCTACAGCGGTCTGAGTGTGGCGCTTGACACTCTCAAAACAATTGCTGAGTACTTGAAGAAAAACGACCCTGCCGCATTGCGTTCTTTGCAGCCAAACCTAGACGGCATAGGTGCCATTTTGGGTAAGCGCTATGGCAAGTAACCCAACAGCACAAGATGACTTTGATGAGCCACTGTCAATCAAAGACGTCAAATCGTGGAAAGAGTTTGAGCGCGAGTTAGAGCAACTCGGCGAAGACATTCGCCAGCAAATTGAGCTGGAGTGTGAGGCATTCCCCACCGATGCACAGGCCAGTGCCGAGCGACGTGAACGGGCGATGATGGACTACCAGTTCTTCTGTGCCACGTACTTTCCGCACTATGTGCCAACGCCGCACTTCTCACTATTCCAGCGTTTCATTTTTGAGCGCCTGCCAGCCGTCATTGACGGCTACACCGATGGCCGCGAGGTGCATCAGGCCCCACGGGGTGAAGCTAAATCTACTTATGAGACGCAGCTAGGCAGCTTGTGGTGCATTTGTCGCGCCAAGTGGCTAGACATGCACGGTGCAGCGCGTGGCATTGCCCCCAAGGCACGTAAGCACCTCATCGGTATCGTGATGAACACCGAAGAGCAAGCCGCCGAAATGCTGGAGTCCATCAAGGCCGAGCTGGACACCAACCCACGCTTGGCCCAAGACTTCCCCGATGCAGTAGGTCAAGGCCGCGTGTGGCAGGCCACCACGGCCATCACGGCAAACAACATCAAGATTCGCATTGGTGGTACAGGCAAAAAGCTGCGCGGCATGAAGCATGGGCCCTATCGGCCTGACTTGATTTTCTTGGACGACCTTGAAAACGACGAACAAGTCAAAAACAAAGCGCAGCGTGAGAAGGTACAAAACTTTGTACTCTCGGCCGTTCTGGGCTTGGCCCCGCCGCAAGGCGGCATGGATGTGTTTTGGCCAGGCACATCACTGCACTACGACGCGGCCATCAACCGCGTGAGCCGTGCGCCCGGATGGCGCCGCCGTGTGTTCAAAGCCGTCATGGTGTGGCCGGACAACATGGCCATGTGGGAGCAGTGGGAGGCTCTTTACACACGCACTGGCACAGACGAAGAAAAAACCGAGTTTGAAGCGCAAGCAAATGCCTTTTACAAAGCCAACAAAGAGGCTATGGATGCAGGTGCAGTGGTGAGCTGGCCCGAGGTGCGCCCGCTGTATCGCTTGATGTGTATCCGTGCGACGAACCACGACAGCTTCAATCAGGAATACCAAAACGAAGCGGGCAATGACGATACTGCGCCGTTCCGCACAGTGCAGTTTTGGGTGGACAAGCGCAACGACTGGTTGTTCTTCGGATCCATTGACCCATCACTCGGCAAGAGCGGCACAGTGCGTGGTGATCCCTCGGCTATTTTGGTGGGTGGGCTCAACCGCAACACGATGATCATGGACGTGGTAGAGGCTGACATTCGCCGCCGTGTGCCTGACCTGATCATTGATCACGCGATTGACTTCCAAGCGCAATACAACTGCTTGGCATGGGCTGTGGAGAGTGTGCAGTTTCAGGCGTTTTTGTATTCCGAGATTTTGAAGCGCAGCGCTTTAAAAGGCATGGCGTTCCCCGGCATTCCCGTGATACCCAGCACCGACAAAGCGTTGCGCATCATCAGCTTGCAGCCTGCTATCAATAACGGGCAAATACGGCTGCATCGCACACAAACAACGCTGATAGAACAGCTCAAGTTTTGGCCCGAGGCCGATCACGACGACGGCCCCGACGCGCTAGAGATGCTGTGGTCCATCGCCCGCCAGTTCGGCGGCGAGTGGTCCTACACCAGCGCAGCCACATCGCGCAACACGCGCAACCAAAGCAACACTGACGGATGGGACGACGATGACGATTAAAAACAAACTGGCGTCTATGGTGCGCCAAGTATTCGGCAAACCCGACACCAACACACAGGCAGGTGCTCGCGCCGCGCAAGACCAAACGCTCAACTACATGAGCGTGCAAACGCTTGACCCTTCGCGCTTGGCCTCTGCTTTTAGCTCAGCAGATACAGGCGACATCACGCAGCAAGCCTCGCTATTTGAGTTGATCGAGGAGCACGATGCACACATCTTTGCAGAGCTGGCCAAGCGCCGCCGTGCCGTCACGGGCTTGGGCTGGCAGCTAACCCCAAAAGACGATGCCCCGCAAAGCGAGCTAGACCGCTGTAAAGAGCTGACGGACATACTCAAGGCCGTGCCACGTTTTGAAGACGCTCACTACGACATGACTGATGCCATCGGCAAAGGCTTTGCAGCGCTTGAGATTGAGTGGCAGACAGGTGCCGAGTGGACGCCCAAAGCGCTGCATTGGGTGCCGCAGCGCATGATGCGTATCGAGCGCACCACGGGCAAGTTGATGCTGCTTAAAAACGGTATGCCCGAGCCGCTGCGTGAGTGGGGCTGGGTCGTGCATGAGCATCGCTCTAAAAGCGGTTACATCGAGCAAGCAGCATTGTTCCGTGTGTTGGCGTGGGCCTATGCGTACAAGTCGTACAACGTGCTGGACATGCAAAAGTTCCTTGAGAAATACGGCATGCCCATCCGCTTGGGTAAGTTCCCTTCTGGCATTGGCAAAGCAGAGCAAACCACATTGCTCAAAGCCGTGCGCAACATCGGCTCAGACGGTGCAGGCATCGTGCCAAGTACGATGTCGATTGAGCTGATTCAGGCTATGAAAAACGGCACCATCACTGACTTTTTAAGCTCCATCGAATATTGGGAGCGCAAGCAAAGCATGGCCATCTTGGGCGGCACGCTGACCAGCCAAGCCGATGGCAAGACCAGCACCAACGCATTGGGCAATGTGCATGACAAAGTGCGCCGAGAAATCATGCTGCACGACGTGCGTCAAATTTCCCCAACCATCGGTGCGCAACTGGTCACGCCCATTGCTCTCTACAACGGCATGTTTGCGGCGGATCGCATGCCGACCTTTGCGTATGACACAGCTGAGACGGTAGACCAAAAAATGATGGTCGATGTGCTCGACAAGGCTGCACAAATGGGCCTAGACATCGACGTGGAGTACGCGCACCAAGTGCTGCAAATACCCAAGGCTACCGACGGGGCTAAAACCATCAAAGGCACTTCGGTGAAGTCGCCATCAGACGCTGCACCTGCAGCTGCAGCTGACCCAGCCGCCGCAGGCGCTGCGCTGACGCGCTTGGTAGCGTTGGCAAAGGACAAAGCCGCCGATGGTGGCCCCGACGTGATGGCCGCCTACATCGCCCAGCTCTCAGCGCTAGCCGCCCCGCATGAGCAAGCAATGGTGCAGCAAATCGCTGCGATCGTGGCCGATGCAGGTGGCTATGACGATGCGATTGAGGCCATCGAAAAGCTGGCCATCAACACACGCCCCACAGCACTGGCCGAGACCATTGCACTCGGGATGGCCACGGCTGAGTTGGCTGGGAGGGCTGGGGTATGACGTACACATTTTCTCCAGTTCCTGCTATTGACACTCTCAATAATCATGAGGGGCTGATGCTTGTTTCAATATTCATGGCTTTTGGTCTTGCCATCGCATTTTTTTCTGATGATGGCGAAAATTTCCGTTTTGTGCTCCTAGTCTGTCTTGTCGTTTTTTGCTTTTCTGCGGGTATTAGCTACAACACTGGATCAATCAAGGCATACAAAAATGAAGCGGTTCAAGGAACATTCGTCGGATTTGTCGCAGAGGGTTACAACGAGGCGCGTGCAAGCGGAAAAAGCATCCGACATGTCGATGTACACAATACCTATGTTGTCTATGAGGTAGACGGAAAACGAGTTCTATTTGAGGCTACGCGTGGACTCGAATATCCACAAATTGCAACGCTTTATCGGAACTAAAGTGATGATGCCGATCGACCAACTCGTTATCGCGCTGACAGGTGTCATCAGCGCTTGGATTCTCAACGCCCCCACAGAGCAAGTGCGCCGCTGGGGCTGCATCATCGGCCTGATTGGCCAGTACTACTGGTTCCAGTCCACCTGGTCACACGCCCAGTGGGGCATGTTCGCCGTTACCGTGGGTTACACCGTTGCTTTTTTGCGCGGATTCTGGCTGTTGTGGGTCAGGCCCCGCATCGATGACATGGGCATCCTCTTCAACCGCAGCGCCCTGTGGATTGGTGCGCATTACTCCCCAGCCAACCAGCGCTGGTGCATCAATGTCTTGCCGTGCACCACCCTATGGCTCACGCTGCCCGGAGGAAAAACGCCGGAAAGGGCCAAACTGTGAGTGCACCGGAACAGTTACCGTTCAAAGAAGCCATTGATTTTTTCAAGCAAAAAATCAAGCTGCCCACATCTGGCTGGACAGATATCTGGCAGCAGCAACACAGCTTGGCGTTTGTGGTGGCGGGTGCGCAAACCGATGCGCTGGTGACCGACTTCTACAACGCCATGCTCACTGCCAAAGAGAGCGGCACAGGTTACGCAGCTTTTCAAAAAGAGTTCGACACCATCGTCAGCAAGCACAAGTGGGCCTATAACGGAACACCAGGTTGGCGCAGTAAGGTGATCTACGACACCAACATGACAGCCGCTTACAGCGCTGGCCGCTGGCAGCAGCAATGGGCGCTACGCGACCAAATGCCGTATCTCCAATATGTGCACACCACACGCGAGCACCCACGTCTTGAGCACAAGAGCTGGAACGGAAAAATTCTCCCCATCACCTCACCTTGGTGGGACACGCACTACGCCCCTAACGGGTGGGGCTGCAAATGCCGCATCGACCCACTCACACAATCACAAGCAGAGCGTGAGTGGACTACAGTTGGTAAGACCGGCCCCGACCCCGAGCCAGAAGTGGTGTGGGAAGACCGCATCGTTGGAAAAACAACCTCACCAAAGGTCGTGCGTACCCCAGTAGGCATTGACCCAGGCTTCGCGTACAACCCTGGCAAAGCCTATTTAGAGCCGCATACTGTGCCGCCGTTGGACGGGTATGAGCGTGTGCTCAATAAACGTCAGGTGCCTCTAGCAAAAGGTGTAGAGCGGCCATCAGTTATGGCTCCCACAAAATTGCCTGCAAGCGCAATCTTGCCTCCCCCAAAACATCCCGTTGATCGCGTCAACGACTACCTCGGTCTATTTGGTGCATCAACCGAAAAGGCAGCAGTTTTTATAGATGTGACTGAGACACCCATCGTCATCAGCAAGGCTTTGTTCATTCAAGGCGGGGATAAGACTACCGATCAATTCAAGTGGCTAGATGACCCAAAAAAAGCAGATCGACTTGACAACATCAATCTGCTGGCAATGACGCTAATTAACCCAGATGAAGTTTGGTGGCTTTGGGTTCGTGACTTCACCGAGGCAGGAAAACAAAACGGGGGGTGGCGACTGAGGCGGCGTTATCTCAAGTCGTTTGAAATTGACGGTGAAAAGAAGTACGGCATGGCCGTTTTCGAGTGGGGTGCAAACGGCTGGACTGGAGCCACAACATTCACCCCAGAAAACGGTAAAGAAACGAGAGAGAGTTACTTTGACAAGCAACGTATGGGGCGGTTGGTTTACCAACGAAAAAAATAAACACGGCCCTAAAAAGGGCCGTGAGTGTGGATCAGGTACTTTGCAGTAGCGGACATAAGCCCACAGTCTGACGTCACCACATGAGCATTCTATGCAAATAACAATCGAATTTCAATTAGAAGACTACCGCCACACGCTTGCATCCTACCGAGCGGTTGTAACAAGGCCTGCAAAATTGCTTGGAACGATGGGCGCATCTATTCTTCGTGAGAATAAGCGCCGCCATGATCAGGGCCTAGCACCCGACGGCACTCCGTGGACACCATTGGCCGTGTCAACCTTGCATGCAGTTGTGGCCCAACGCCAGCACAGAATTACAAAAATTGCAGGCAAAAAAGTAGGGGCACGTTCAGATTTCAAAGCAGCTCAAAAAATCATGGCGGGCAAGCAAATATTGCGCGACCGAGGTGACTTGCTGCGCTTTTATTACCAAGTCGGTAGCAATGACGTGGTAATTCGCACGATGGATCAGATCAAAGCCAATTGGCATCATCATGGAACGGGCACACATGGCTCCAAAGGTCAAAGCTACGAGATCCGGCCAAAAGTCGCCAAAGCGCTGGCCTTTGGTGGGCTGTTGCGAAAACGGGTAAATCATCCAGGTGTGCCAGCACGGCCCTTGGTCGGTTTTCCATCAGGTGACCGTGACATAGTTCAACGTGTCATCGCCGATCACATTGCAAGCACCTTAAACCGACAAGCTAAATAAAGGTAATTTGCAGACTCTTTAAACGGCGTTCACAGTCATCACAAACATCCATTGCCGTCAAAGTGTGGGAAATACCTCATCTGTTTTCATAATTTCCACTAATTAATCCGCTAAAACTCCGTATAAATACCCCGAAACTATCCTGAATTCAAGGGTTTAGTGTTTTAGCCATAAAGCTAGGTTTCATGCGGGTTGATGGGCCGTTTTTTTCTTCATCCTCTGTCCTATTTTCCATACCTCCCCACTCCAAGTCGAGCGCCGTGCCATTCGCGAATCTGCCCTTGGCGCTGGCGCGTCTGAGGTGTACCTGATTGAAGAACCCATGGCCGCAGCCATTGGCGCGGGCCTGCCTGTGACCGAGCCTTGCGGCTCGATGGTGGTGGACATTGGTGGTGGCACCACTGAGGTGGGCATCGTGTCGCTAGGCGGCATGGTTTACAAAAATAGCGCGCGGATTGGTGGCGACAAGTTTGACGAAGCCATCGTGAACTACATCCGCCGTAACTTTGGCATGTTGATTGGCGAGCAAACGGCTGAACGCATCAAGAAAGAAATTGCCAGCGCATTCCCGACCGGCGAAGTCATGGAAATGGAAATCACGGGGCGCAACCTGAGTCAAGGCGTGCCACAAAGCTTCACCATCAGCTCCACCGAAATTTTGGAAGCCTTGACGGACACATTGAACAACTTGGTGTCTACCGTGAAGATTGCCTTGGAGCGTACGCCACCAGAGTTGAGCTCTGACATTGCAGAGCGCGGTGTCATGTTGACGGGCGGTGGCGCTTTGCTGCGTGATTTAGACCGGTTAATTTCTGAAGAAACCGGCTTGCCCGTGTTGATTGCGGAAGACCCGCTCACTTGCGTGGCGCGTGGCTGTGGCATGGCGCTTGACCAGTTGCACAGTGTCAGCGGCATTTTCACGGCAGATTGATGTCTAGGTTTGTGAATTGGCGGGGTCAACTGGCTCTGGCTGGTTGCTGCGCGGTTGCCTTCTGTGTGTGGTCTAGCGAGGCCTTGGCGCAGCACCACCGCAAAGACGCGCCGGGTACGCCCAGCGATGTCTCGCGCATGGTGTTCAAAGAAAACACCAAGAACAAAAAAGAGCCCAGCTGCCAGCTTACGCTGATGCACGTCTACACCAGCAAGCTCAATCAAAAGCACACGCAGTTTGCATTCACGGGCTCAGTGGTGGCCAAGCGTGAAAAGGGCAAAGACATGGTGCTGACGGTCGTGGGGCAAAACCATGAACTCACCCCCTCTGGCAAAGGTTTTAAACCTTTCCCGCTGCCACGCATTGAGTTAGGCGTGGAAGACGCCAGCGTGCGCCGCTTCACCGAGCACAAGTCAAAGTGCAAAAACAGCCACGTCTGCGCCGAATACAAAGACACCAAAAAGCACGAACTGCAAAAGTGGGTCAGCGACGACAAGCGCAATCTGAGCCTGTTGTTTCCGCTCATCACCAAGCAGCCCGCCGTGGTGATTGACCTGTCGAAGTTTGGGCCTTCTGGTAAAGCTACTGAGCTGCCTTTGTCTCAGTTCAAGGTTTGCGCTGCCAACTTGCGCTGA